TCCTTTCAACCTATCAATAGTCTGTTTGATCATGTGCTTCTCCTCCTCTGACTGTGGTCTCTTAGGGAACATCATAGCAAAGGATGGGAAGATTGAGTTTTGTATGTTGCTTTTAGCAAAGTAACTCAACTCACCACTTAAAAATGCAAAGTTCAAAGCTGAGGTATATTGAGGCAAAGGATAAAACTCCTGACCAAGAGTCATCAACTCATAGCAATACAGTTGCTCATAGTCAGGGCAGGTGGGATGATACTTTTTTATTGGTACTATATCAATCCTTGAGGACCAGTCATCACATAGATAATACATTTGCATATCTTTTGACACTCTTACCTTCTCTGCTGATACTAAATAAGACTTTGTAAACTCACCTTTTTTATTAAAGCACACTTTAAAATATACTCTGTGGTGAACTATAAGCTGTTGAGCTATTGCTCTTGCAGTCTTATTCAGTTTTATTTTTTTCTCAAAGGTGTAGATGTTTAACTTATCCTCATTAGACATCTTCTCATTAGTGATCTCATATCCACCACCTACAGCTGCATTAGTTTTATAGTCAACTATTGCACCATGAAGGGGTGCAGTGTAATAGATTTGATTAAGCAGCTCCGGGTAAAGATTGTCCTGTCCAAAAGGTACATATCCTGCTATTTGATATCTGCCATTTACATAAGGCAGTGATAAGTTTGCTCCTCCTACTTTTTGAAAAGGAGTTGAGAAGGATTGATAACCTTCAACTACCTCTGGTGTTTGTGGCTTACTGCCAATAAATCTGTCATACCATGCCATTAGTCATAGATTGAATTTGTTTGTATTCCAGCCACTACCATGCGACCTTCCTCTATCATATTTAATCCTGTAGGATCCTCTGTTGGCTCATCACTTTCATAAACCTTATATTTATACTGTCCCTTAATAAACTCAATGTCAGCAGGCTCATCTAATACAAACATATTATATCTACTTGTAAAAGAAGAGATGTCTGTTGGCTGCCAATAAATTGGGTTCTCAGCAGTGTTAAACTCTTCCTCAAATTCAAATAGATAATAAGGTGATAAAATAGTTGTAACCTCAGTCAATGTTAAAACAACAGTATTTACAGTATCCTTCTCAAGATATATCATACCTATATTGTATAACTAATAAAAAAAAATTAAAAAAGCCCTACAAAATGTAAGGCTCTTTAATTAATCTATGGATAGATTATTAGATTAAATCATCTACATTAGCCTCAGCTATCTCCATTGCCAAGTTTAATGACTCACCTGCAAGTGTGATCTGATATTTACTTCCATCAGCTCTTGTTACACCACTTCCTTCTGTTACTGTAGTTAATTGAAGATCTGAAAAGAACCAATACAAACCATTTGTATCTTTAACAATAGCTGTCAGGTATTGCTGACCTGCACCTAAAAATTTAATTTTCTCAGATTTTTCTTTTTGCCTTCTGTGAAATACCAAGGTAATTGTCTGATTGAAAAAACTTGATCCATTTATTAAGTCTATTGCAGCCTCCTCAGTGTATGATGACACATTACGATTAAACTCTAACTCAACATAAGGATCACCTCCTACAGCTAATTCACCTTCAGTAATCTCGTAAGTTGATCCATTTTCAACAAAGGTATCAATATCAATCTGATCCATTGTGTTTACCCAACATTGTCTAATACCTCCAGAGTTACTTTCACAACCTTTTACTATCCCTTCTAAAATTTCGCAGCTCATAATATTTTTTTTTTAAATGTTTTTTAAATAGGGGGTATTACTACCCCCGTTATGTATAAATAAGAGATTAGTCAAAACATACGTTATAGACAACAATCTCTGAAGGGTTAACAAATGCAAAACCTGCTTTGAGGTTTACACGAGTTCTCAAGTAAGGCTCAGCAACAGTGTCAGACAAGTTAATAGCTTTCAATGCTTTGTCATCTCCTTCACCATCAAATGCATAGATCAGGTTGTTTTTCAATGTAAGTACTATTGTGTTTGTAGGCATACCTTGACAGACTACAACATTCACTCCTAAGAATGTCAATCCAAGTGGTAAAGTTACAAATGTGTTAGTATTACCTTGAGCAGCTGCAAGTTCGTATGCATTAGCTACATCAGTAGATACATACAATCTTAGATCTGCTTTTTTACGGATGATAGCTGCAGGAGCAGCAGCAAAAACAGCAGTTAACTGATCAAGTACATTTGAGCTGTCTATTGCTCCATTGTAAAGTCCTACAACATTCTCATCAGCACACAATCCTTTTAGGTATCCATCACACAAAGACAATAAATCATCTTCTGAGTCTGTATCACCTTGCCATCTTAAAGTCTCAAGATCTGAGCCTACTTTGGCTGCCATCTCATTCCAATAGTATGCCATAAAAGATGCAACAGTGAAATCACCATTAGATCCTTTTGCCATTTGTAAAGCTAAGAATGATTGCTCTACATCAAACTGACAGATCTGTGCCATTGCTGACAATGCACACACCTCAATATCTACTGCATCTAACTGATCTTCTGGTGCAGTGAATGGACAGGTACTTGCCTGTAAAATAGGTGCAGCAAATGTTACATTAGCCAGTTTTGTCTTTGATTTGATTCCCGGTAATGTACGGAAATTGTTAGGTATATCTTCTGAAGAGATATAAGCAGCTGAGTAAAACTCATCTGGGTTTGCATTTAACAATGCGTTAGACTCAACTTCTAAGTCAAATTTTAATTTACGGTTCATGGTTATTTGTTTTTTGAAAATTTTAAAAATGCTTTAAAAAGCTCTCTTGAGCTCATGTAATTTTTTTTAGCCTCAACTTCTTCAACCTCTTCTTTCTCACCTTCCATTGCTGAAATGTGCTCTTCTAATTGGTTTTTAAGATCAGCTATGATAGCTAAGATTTGATTGATTTGCTCCTCCATTACAGGAGTTACAATAGCAAGAACAGCCTCAGCATCAGCAGTTACATCCACTGCCATCTCAGCCTCTTCTTTTTCAACTTCCTCTTTTACTTCTTCTTTTGCCTCTTCCTCTGGCTCATTAGCCATTTTATCCTCTTCTTTTTCTTTATCATCCTCTTCCATCTTTTTCTCTTCCTCTTTGTCATCTTTTAACTCTTGAGAGTTAGCTTTGATTTCAACAATCTCACCATCTTTTACAACGTAGATTTGATCTTGAATTAAGTGTTCACCTTCTGGTAGTTTCATAGTATTATTTTTAAGTAGTTCCGATAGTTTAAGTCCTAAAAAGCCTTCAATGCTGTAACCTAACTGATTTGACTCTACTAAATGATCATAGTATTCTTTATCTGTTATCTGTGTAGTTAGCATCAGTGTTCCTTTTGGTACTTCAATGCCATAGGTGGTATATGCTTTATCCTCTTTTGGATTCTCTACCATCCAGGCTTCTAAGATGTATGCAGGTACTTTCTCATCTGCATCATGTTCAAGGTTAAATATATCCTTGTTCTGTAGGTTCTGCATAAACTTACTGTGGATAGATTCAATGACCTCCTCAGTAAACAGTACATCATACTCAGTGCCATCCTCATCCTTCCGGTATATTTGCATAGGTATCATAGCAGGTGCTACAATTCTCATTTTTACATCATCAGAAAAGGTCATTTGAGCTACAGCATTGAATGCCATGCCTTTTACTTTGATAGCAGGTTTGCTTGTAAAGGCAATCATTTCAATACCTAAGTCCTCACCATCAGAGTATGCAGGATCAATAGTTATTTTATATACTGGTCTGTCCATGCCTATATTGTAAAAAGTTTTATATTTGTTAAAAAATAAAATCTATGGTAACAATTTTAGACAAAACAATCCCTAATCAACTAACAGAGCTGACTATTCAGCAGTTTGAGGACATCACTACTATCCATGCAGATAAAGAGTTAGATGTAATTGAAAAGTATTTAAAAATTTTTGAACTGTTTAAAATCTCAGAAGATGAGTTTGAAAATACAAGTTTTGAAGATTTTAAACTTTATATTAAATTATTTAATACTATTCAAGGTAAGCCTAAGTTAAAAAAATCAATCATGATCAATGGCTATAAATATGTGGCTATACCAGATAAAAAATTTAAGTTATCTGTTAAAGACACTAAATTCATTGAAAAGATTTTGAACAAAAAAAATAGAGGTTATATCTCTGAGATGCTATCAGTATTATTCAAACGTGAGGACCTTAGCAAAGTTGAGCATTATGATAAGGCTCATTTAAAATTTAAAACACATCTAATAAAAGATTTAAAAGCTGAGATAGCACTGCCTTATATTATAGAGATAAATGAAAAAATAACTAAAAGCCTAAATATAGATGATGCAACTACCGAAGTCATGGAAGGAGATTGATGTCTATAAATTTAAAGAGATTAGAGCTCTATTTACTATTGAGAATGTTTTTGAAAGAGAGATAGAAATATTATCAATCATTTTAGATGTTCCATTAGATAGCCTTGAGGATTATGACATAAGTGAGATAAACAACATGATAAGTAAAATTGATTTTATCAACTCTGAGCCATCTAAGATATTTAAAAAAGAAATTGATAATTTTATATTTAAGCCATTACAAAAGCTGACCTGTGGTGAGTTTATAGATATTGAACATTATCTTTCAACTGACTACATGAAAAATATTGGACATATTGCTGCAATACTTTACAAAAAATTTAAGATTAATGAATGGGATGAGATAGTATATGAGCCATACACTTACAGTGTAAAGCAAAGATGTGAACAATTTGATGAGATATGTATAAATGATAA